GTGGGTGCATCCTCCGAGTCATCATCTAAAAAGAAAGCAACCTTTTGGTCTTTGTATTTCTTATTTAGATTATCGGCAATTTGTTGTGCTAAATCCACTTGAACTTTTGCCATTGTAACTCCTTTTTATTTTATGAATTGAATAAATCTTCAAATGCCGATGCTACATCAACCTTTGTAGAAGCAGGTTTTTCTTCTACTACATCCCAAGGTAACTCTGTAATTGGCTCTTTTGATTTAGGTACTGCAACAGGTTGTGGTGCTACTTGCTCCTGAACCGATTGTGGTTTAGGTGCCAATGTTTCAGATGCAACCGATGGTGCAGGTAAATCATCATCCTCATGTTGTGCAGTTGGGTTTAACCAATTTTCTAAAACACCCTTTAATTCAGCGTAAGATAACTCACTATAAATGTCAGTAATTTCTGTCTGCTCATTTAGTAATTTGTTTTCTAACTCTGGGTTTTCGGTTAGTTTTGTTACATTTGGTTTTACTCTAATACGAGTCTCTGGATATGTTTTACCAGCTTCTTCTACGATTTCGATTACCACATCACGACCTTCGTTCTCATCAGTAATATCACCATAATCAGGGTCTGCAATGATTGCAAGAATCTCTTGATATACAGTTTTACCAAATCCCCAAAACTTAACTCCTTCGTTTTCTTGTCCACGAATAACCACAGGTGCGAATGTACGCAATTTCGGCTCCATTTTCTTACCTGCTTTCCAATTTTCAGTATCACCTAAACGTTTTAACTTTTCGGCAAACTCTAAAATCGGGTCAGGACGTTGAAACGATGCTGGCGATAAATAAGTTTTGTTGTTGATATTGTAATGAAATAAAAGTTCAATGAATGGATTTTCTTTGTTGAACTTATAAGGAACTATGCGTAATACATATTTTCCCGGTTTTGGTTTCCATAAAGCATCTGTCTTTTTGGATGTGTTTTGCAACGAATTGAGACGCTGCTTGATTGCACTAATGTCCATAATGTACGTTTTTTGTTTTTAAGTTTTATTTATTTTAGATTTTAAGATTATCGCGATAAATCTTACACGTATAAATATCGGATTCTTAAAATGTTGAAACAAAGATACGAAGTTTTTTTCGTATCTCCAAATTATTTACCCCATTTTTTATTTTGTACGATTTGGGCAATAATTCCATAGACTGATAAGTCTTGGTATGTATCCGTAAGTGATTCACCTACATTATCTTGTGCACCAATAATAATCATTTGCTTCAATCGGTTGATTTTATCGTTGATACGAAACCATAATCCAGTAAGAGATAGTTTAACATCACCATTACTTCTACATTCAGTTCCTACTGAAATGTTACCCGGTCCGTAGTTTGATTGTTTGCGGCAGAATAATTCGTATTGTTCTACCATAATGCGTTTGTATTCAGCAGTAGTTTCTGGATAATCTTTTTCCGCTTGAGCCACTATTTGTGGGTCTGTGTAATCGTTCTGTAACATATTTATTTGGTTTTAATTAATTTGCACTCCTTCAATCTCAATCACATCAAATACTCTCGTTGTTATTTTTCTAACTCCCTCTGCATTTGTAAGTAATATACAATTTCTATACTCTTCCCAATCTACCTCATACTTATCATCTAACATACCACCGGTCTTTTCCATTACCAATTGGTTTAGAGCATTGATTGTATATAAGGTATTAGTTTGTTTTTTTCTATGTACTAAAATAGTCTTTAACTCGCTTTCTGGATGCTGTCCTTCCACAACCACATTATAAGTTACAAACAAATCGTTAGGGACGTTTTTGTTTTGTAAAACGTATATGTAATTATATGCTAATTTATAACTTTTTTTTATAAAATCCAAATTATTCTCAATATCTTTTTTTGTTGAGAACGTACATAGTAACTGCGTCTTTATCATATCTTCATTTTATACTCCTTATAAGTATAATAGAATGGATTATTACTACCTTTTTTACCAAAACATTTATGATTTAGGATTATTTTTTAGCTTTATCTTGCAAACAATTTCTAATATCTTTACCAAAGTAACTTGCTACTTTTTGATTAGTACCAGCTGTTCTCCATTGGTCATTAAATAATTCAACTTCCTTACCCTCATTCATTACACTAACTTTTTCACCACCAGGTGTTACTCTTGATTTTTTCAAAAGATGTTGTTTAAGTCCATTTTTACCTTCAGATGTACTTAAATCACCAGTGTATCCACTTTGTTCAGCTATACAATTTCTAATCATAGATGGTTTTACACCATTGTAACCCATTTGTATTAAAATTGCATCATCATCTTCATCATCCAAATCTATATAAGTTCCCAAATGCATTGCATCCATTACACCAGAAATATAAGCTTGAGTATGTTTTCCATTATCTGCATTTGGTCTTTTATCAGGATTATATCCATTTGGTTCATCATCTTTAAACAATTGATTAGTTACTTCGGTGTGAACGGCGGTTACAATATCTTTTTCAGCTTGCTTTATAGATTTAGTTTCATCATTTACACCAAATTCTCCTAATTTAATTGCTATTTTTCCAAATGGTTCGTATGGTAATTGTATCTGTCCTAATGATTTTATAGGCCCAGTCTCTTTTCCATTATCATCTTTATAAAAAGTTCCTCCGTCTTTTTCTATAAGGCGTGAGTTTCCGTTTTCATCATATAATCTACTGTTGGAATATTCGTTCATTAACTCCAATTTTTCTTTAGTAGATGAGTTTTCCCAATCCTTACCTTTGGACTGAATGTATTTTGAGAATCTATGCTTACCATCGCTAGCAAGTTTATTCAATACATCCATATAGTTTTTCATTTTTGGTGATTCACACGCGGCAACTACTTTATCATCAATGTTCATTTTAGCTTGACTCTTTACAGTAGCTGCAGCCGCATTAGAAACTTTTTCAATACCATTCTGAATTGTTTTAGAAACACCTTCGGATACATCCGTTCCAAACTTAATTTGCATTAATCTTAATCTTTGAGCCGGAGTTGTATTATTTTGAGGGTCTTTGATTTCCGAATCTTTTTTGTTTGAAATACTAACTATTGTAGTTCTTCCATTTTTATCTTTTCCTATTGTAAATGTATCGTGATAACTTTTAAACTTTCTAAATAGTTTTAATTGATGTTTATAATACTTTTTATCATCACCATCCGATTTATTAACCATATCCTCTAAATGAGATTGAACTACATCATTTAATTCTGTGGTTGATTGTACAACTTTATATGATTGTGTAGTATCTAATTTTGATTCTTGTAATCTATTAATTGTTGATAATCCACCAGAATAAGCTGCTTTCATCCAATCAGTATAAGCATCTACTTTACCATCAAATCCTGTTTTTCCTTTTTTATGAAATACACTATCTTTATCTGATATTGCTTTTTCTAAATTAATTTCAGCAAATACATCTCTTTCAGCTAATATTGTTAAAAACTCATCACTATCTGTTTTCAATCCCAAAGAACTAGCAAATTTTTTCTCTTCTGTATTTAATTTTTTGCCACGTAGTTCTTCCCTTTTTGCTTGTATTTTTTCAGCATTTTCAGTTTTAAATTCATCCAAATTATTAATTGCATGGCAAAATTTAGATTCACCCTCACTTGCCACAGGACCACCAGCACCAGCTATACCTTTTTCTCTATTAGATTCAACTTCATTTTGATATTTAGTTATTTCATCCAAACTACCTTTATTCAAATTATCAAGTATTTGTTGTTGAGTAGGTCCATTTGGTGCATCTTTGTAATTTTTATTTTTAGTATCAAACCCAGTTCTGTCAACATTTTGAGGTTCTAGTTGAGCTTGAGGTGTTTCACTTGATGTATTGGGTTTTGGTTCTTTTTTTGATGTACTACTAGCTGCACCTACCGTTGTTTTCTTACCCGCAATTGTTACGGGTGTATCTGAACGCATTTTGTGTTGAGATTTATAATCAGCAAATGCATCTTTATTTTGAAAATCAAGTTCAGCTATTACATTTTTATACAACTCACTTAAAATATCGGATTTGTATTGTGCAAGTTCGGTAGTATCTAATATCTCACTTAAAATATCTACGTGATTTTTATTTCGTAAATTTACTATACCTACTCTATAAGAAAGTTCTTCTAAAACTTCTTGATAAATTACATCTAAATTATCTAAAATCATAATTTTCACCTGTTACTATTGTTGCTGGAAACTCTTTTGAATCTATTATTTTTTCGTATATCTGTTCATATAAATATGTAATTTCGTAATTAGGAACATCAAATACGAATGCATCATAGTTATACATTATCAATTTACCCAAACCTTTATACTTTTCTTTTATTTTCTTTAGGATTTGGATGTTTCGTTCCGTTTCGTATGCCTGTATTACATAGTTTAATACTTTTGCTGGCGGTGGATTATCTTCACCAAACTTTTCCTTTTTGATTTGTATGTTATAGTGTGGTGTCATCACAAACCCATGTCTATCCAAATCTGCTTTGTATTTTAATGCTAATAGGTTTACTTCATTAAAGAATGGTAACTCTTGCATTTCGGAACTTACACCACCATATATGGATTGGAATACTAATTGTTTTGCCCCATCTCTTGCACCATCTAAATCAGCTACACCACATATAGCAGCAACCCAATCGTAGAAATCTAATTGAGAATTGAATTTATTCATCCATTCTTTATCACCAATTTGAGTTTTTATTAAATCAATAAGTAAATGTGGGTGATATGCTGAATAATCTATACTCACTAACTTACCATCTTTGAATCTACTAACGAATGCTTTACGCATATCACTCTTTTTTGGTATAGCCGAGTAGTTTATCCCACCATGTCTATTTGATGGACGTAGTGTGGAAGTATGGAGGTTGTATTCGGTGAATACTAACCCATCTTTATTGATATGTTTTTGTGGTAGTAAATCCCTTAACTTTTCATCTACAAATATACCTGATTTTTCTATCCATTGGAATACTTCCGTTGCATCTTTTGCAAAATTAAATGCAGATTCACCAACACCATCTTTTAATTCGTATTGTAATATGTTTTTTATTATACCAACTTGCTTTGATAGTGGAATACTATCGTTTAAGTTGTTTTGGTATTGGTTAGGTATGCTTCTTTTGTAGAATGATTGGATTTCTCTAAATGGTTCTTCTTCGTTTTTTACATCTGTAATGAATCTGTATAAATCAATATCAACCGATTGTTTTAATCCAATCAAATGCCCCACACTCTTACCATTTATTAGTGCTTTACTTCGTTGGGATTCTTCTAATAGTTTTAACGCATCCTCTCTTAAACTCAAACCATCGGTGTGGTTTAGATTGATTACATAGAATTTTTGCATACAGCAAACCACAATAAATGATATACGATTGTTTAGAGCATGCCTGTCCACATCCGAAAGTTGAATGTATATTCTACTTGGGCGAGTATTAAACTCCAATAAGAAATCATTAAACGATTGAGAATCCTCTATATATCTAACCATCTTACAAATATAAGAAAAAGATTTGGTATATCCAAATTATCCTCTATAAAATTTTGTAAGGTTTTTCACATAAGTATCTATGTTACCCATAGTTTCTTGTGCGTAGTTTATGGAACGTTGATTTAGTTGTTCTACTTCAAACTTATTACCACCAGATATTTTCCATTTCATAGTTAATGTTAGATAAAAACTATCGTTTTGAAAAATATCATGTGATTGTTTAGAAACCTCTGTAATTATTCCAAAATTATCATTTCGTTTTCGTATAAAATATCTATAAATAAATCCAACACTATAATCCAAATCTGTTGGTATTTGCTCATATGCCACAATCAATGGTTGTGGTTTGATATTAATTAGAGAACTATATGTATCTACACTTGCCATATTATTATTTAATCCGGTCTAAATCCTAATTTTATATTTGTTTCCCACGTATCTGATACGGTATGGTTTACTTCTTTAACTTGAAATATTCCCGCATTACCAAATGGTAAAGTATTATTCGGTAATCTTACAACCTGCCCCGCAATTATTCCAGATATACCAAGTACAGTTATTTCTAATTCGATTGGTAATAGTGGGTTTTTTTTATCATCACCTTTATCACCAAAGTACAAAGCTTTAAGCATATCCGTATTTTTAAACACAGCTTTAAATAAATTGTTTGGAGTCTTTGGGTCAACAGTATGTTCGACATCATTAAATTCTATAAAAACACAACTTTCATCTACTGTTTTTTTAAGAGCTATTGCCTTTGAGCGAGCTGCTGACGGGGTTTTGTTTGGATTAAATACAGCTTCCCATCTACCAGTCAAAGCACCAGTAAGAGGGTTTTTACCCTTTCGCCATTGCCACCATTCCGTAGCTGATATTGGTCTAGTTGGTATCGGAGGAACTGTCTGACCATTGGAATCAGTACTACCTACTGCCGGACTCGCTGGGTTAACGGCCGCAGGTGTTGTTCCAGATGTACCACTTGTTCCAGAAGTGCCACTTGTTCCACTTGAACCAGCAAATGAATAATCCGGCAATCGTCCCGAAACACCTAATACTGTATCATCGACTCTACCAAAAAATGATTTTTGACCAACATCTACTCCCTTCCTATTTCCAAGCATAGCCATTGCACCAATTTCTTTTGGTAAATCACAATTAAAAGATATATTGATTATAGTTGAACTGTTAGTACCTGTTTCAAATAAATCTAAAGTTGGTATTGTAGTAATAGTTGGATTAAGTGCATAATCTACTACTGTAAATATCTCTTTTCCAGTTTTTGCTTTAGATGATATTTGTGGTGATAAATCCGTTAAACCACAAGATGCAACATTTATTTCATTACAAAGTTTTTCAACTATATCTACAACATTTCCATCTCCATTATTTTTTATAATATCTTGAACAAATGGTAGTTTAAAAAATATATTTTTAACATATCCCCATTTTCCTGATTCAAAGGTGTTTTTTGCTCCACCGTATTCCCCATCAAACGTACCAGTTTCCGGATATGAGTGTGATTTATTATTTATTTTTGTATCAAAATTTTGAGGCGTTGATGTATCCAGCTTTATTTCATTACCTATTGGCGTTGGATTTGCCATAGTTGTATTTAAGAATATAACATTTTCAGAATTACTTATTATATTTGGATGTGCAACTGCTACTGCCTCATCTATATTAAATAGATATTGTACCGATGCGGATGGTGGGTTCTGATTTATTGCATATTTTGCTACTGCATCAAATGTTATATATATATCCTCACTAACATTATCATATGCCGAATCTCCAAATGATAAAATACTACTAATTATTTTTTGTACAGTATTCTGTGTGTAATCATAATTTAATAATTCAGGTCGTACATCTGCGGCAAAACTACCTCCTGTAAAATCACCATCTACCAGATTAAGTAAAGAAGCTACTCGATATGCTGCAATATTAGCTTCATCACTAGCTTTAACTTCATTTGAATTTTTTTTATGTGAACCCATAAAGGCAACCAATTCGTTTGGAGAACCTACGGTAAATACAACATCTACCGATGCATCATTATTTAATGTAAAACTAAAATTAATAAGAGGACCTACTAATATATCAGCACTATAATTCCACTCCGTTAATTTTGCTCTCCAACTATTAATATTATTTACAATTCCCTTTGAAATCGCTTCGCTTGGTAAAGGAAAATCAATATTGTTACCATTTAATCTATTCTGATTCCATCCCCACATTATTGTTTTTGCAGTACCAACTCTAAAGAAATTTTGATTTTCTTGCATTTGTTCCATAGATGCAAATTTAACAGTAACCGAACCTTCTCTAACAACACCCATAGTACCGGTTGGTTTTACTTCTAAATTTGTTATTAGTGGAGGAAATCTATGTTTACCCATTGCTGCACTTTCGTATTTGTAACTTACCTCTGAACCAATTACTTGAACGTTAGCACCGACATGTGCACCAAAATACACAAATGGCATTGCACTGCTAAATGATGATTTACTTAAATTTTTAATCGCACCAATTATACTATCTTCAACTGGCGACATAAATGGAAAATGATTCATAAAATATTAAAATAATTGTGTAACTACTGATGCTCTATTTGGTATTCTTAATTGTAATCCAGCTTCTAATTTTAAATCAATATCTGTTAAATTGTTATATACTGCAATTACCCACCATAAGTTTGCATCATTATAAAATTGATATGCTAATAAATCCAATCTATCTTCTTCTTCTGTAATAATAACTATATCAGAATCGGATGGTTCTATATATGGTAATAGTTGGGAATGATATACCAATCCTTTACTATTTTTGTTTGTTACATCTAATCTATCGTATCTTCCCATATTATTTTAATTTATTACAGATTAAAATTTAACATTTTTTTTACTGATTCATCAAGGTTTTGTTTAGTAACGGTGGGTTCATTCGCTTCTGCTGCCCATTGGTCTCTTAACGCTTGTTTTTGAGCTTGAATAGAATCAGCTGCAGGGCCCGTACCAAGATTCCGTACCGTAGCAATATCAGGTTGTGGTCCACGTAATTGAGTTAGTGTTGGGTTTGGTAATTTAACTAAATCAACAGTAGGTATTTGTGGTCGTGGTAAAGAATTAAAATTATTAGGAGGTGGTAATTTAACACTACTAGGGAAATCATTAAATATATAGTTTGGATTCATTTTATCTAAATCAATTGAACCTTGTGGACCATAGAATCCTTTTCCTACTTGAATCACTTTATATGAAATATCCATTTCACATACAAATGGTAATTGTGAACCATTTTTTATTTCCCAAGGTGAAATATCAGGAACAGTCAAAGTACAACTTGTAATAAAACCATAATCTGAATCAAACATATCACCGATTCGTAAACTACAAATTCTACCTGCAATTCCAGCAACTCCACGAGAAAAACCTTTAGTAAGTTCCATTATTGCATTTGCTTTTTTCCATACAAGTGCAAGTTGTTCTTGTGAGGATGCGTATATTTGAGTTTTAAATGAAACTTCTCTTTCAAAACTTTCGTAAAAATAAAACTTATGAGGTGAGCCGACTGGCTTTGCTTCACCCCAACTCACAGTCGGTGTATCTGTGAATCCAGTTATAGTAGATAATAAATGTATATATTTTCTATCTTTATCAATACCATACCCAAATCTTATTTTTATTAAATCATTACCAGCATCCAAATCTCCGTTATCAGTAGATGCAAGTGCTAGTGCAGATTTTAAACGATGGTCACCAGGTCTATCAGATTCTCTTCTATTTTTATATCCACCAAAAAATTTAACAATTGGTGAACCATCATTGTTAATTGCCTTTGAACTAAAAAGCCTACTTGGTCTACCATATCCTAAAATATCCGGTATCTTATAAATACCAGCAGCTGAATCATTGCCATCTTTTACAATTAAAAAACCATCTAACTCCATACCTTCTTTGGTACGCTTTCCATCTTCTAATTTATATGGGTTTAATAATCCCTCTGTAAAATTTTGTCTACGATTTCCTTGTATATTATCATTTGAATTAAAACCCAAATCTGGGGGGAGTACTCCACCATCTTCAGTATCTTCAATATTTATACTGTCCCCATCACCATATACAAATGCTGATGTATATGTATTTTTTGCATATTCATTTGGATTTTTTGTTAAATAATCATTGGTATCATTTCCCAATTGAGTAAATACACTTATAGTCCTTTCTCTGCCATCGAGTGTTAATCCTGTTTTTACAGGCGAATCATCATACATATTAGGAAAATTACCTAATTTTGCAAATTGGTCTTGTCCTATTACAATACCCGTTGGTTTAGGTTCTTTATTTATTGCTGCTTTACTTTCTGCAAATACAGATGGAAATCTAGATACACTAGCTAAATTTGAATTAGTAGAATCTTTTAATGTTTGACCTAAAGATTTTGTTCTACCAGCATCTTGTCTGCCCAATCCGATTTTGGCTGCAGCCCATCCTAAACCTTTAAATGATAAATTTGTTAATTCATCAATAACTGCTCCACCTATTTTAACTTTACCATTACTAATATCACCAACCGCTGCTTTAAATTGAGATGGTGTTTTAAATTGTGTTAATAATCCGGTTATAGGATTTTTTGAATTATCTACTCTACCGTTTAATATATCACTATATAACCCATTTTCGGTAGAATTACCACTAATGGTATCACTTGGTTGTTTAACACTTACTAATCCGGTTATAGAATTTCTTACAAATGAACCAACTGCATTATTATTTCCAAACAATCCACCTGCTATTCTTGCTGCTCTGTTTACGATTTTTTTTGTAGCTTTGTTTAAATCTACCGTACCACGTAATAATATTCTTGGAGCATCTGCTCCGTAAATTTCTGTTATATTTTGTGTTAGCAATGAATACTGTCTATCGTATGGTAATTTTACACCACCAACTGATAATCCAGGTATAGTTATTTCTCTACCTACTTGTTTTGAAGACAACATATCCTCTTTAACATTTCTAGGATTTAATTTTTCATCCTGAAATTGATAATCGTTTAATAAATCACGTAATGATTTTCCCATTTTTAATTGGATTTATTTTTTTGTTGTCTTAAATTATTTATATACACCTGTCTTCCATCTAATTGCACTATAATAGGTTGTGCTTGTATATCTGCTCTCAATCCTTGTATTTCAGTTAGTAATGCATCATCTTTTGATTCACCACCTTCACCACCACCCATTATCATACCAACCGCACCAGCTGCCAATCCTATTCCAGCCAATACAGGTAATGCAGCTAATCCACTTACCGCAACCAATGCAAGAGAAGCACCTAATGTAGTTAATGCTGCTGCTAAACCAAATATTGGTAAGAAACTAACCTGCGATAAAGCCGATAATTGTTCTACAATAGATGGTAATGATGCACTAACTAATGAAAATCCTTCACCAAATAGCTTTGCACCCACACCTGCCAAAGCTAAAGCTGCTCCAAATCCTAATATTCCTACCGTTGCAACAGCTAATCCTTCAGCTAATAATGGATTTGAAAATATAGTTCCCAATACGAACATAGCAGTACCCAATCCAACTAAAGCAGCTCCTGCTTTTAGTAATGATTCAGGTTCTACTGTATTAAATTCTTGCAATGCTTTTGCCACTACAAATAAAGCAGCTGCCATTATTAGTAATGCCGCTGCACCTTTAATTAAATCAGTTGCATTTATTCCACCAACAGATTTTGTAGTTTTATCTAAATTAGATGTATCCATTTTTGGTGCAATTGATTTATTGGAAGCAAAACGCATATCTGGTTTTCCCGATTTTGTTAAGGGACCTGCTACACTTGTTTGGGTAGGTGCCGATGGTAATTCGGGTAATTCGACCGGAGGTTTACCAAAACTTTTCATTGATTTAGTTTGAGCACTATCTAATGCATCAGTTAATCCAGCTCCTTTATCACCTGTTAAAAGACTACCAATACCCTTTGCCGAATCTTTAATAAAATCCAAACCTTCTTTAGCCTGCGAAACTTGACTTTTAAAATCTTTCATTCCAATTAACATACCACCAATACCTTTAACGGCTGTTCCAGCTATACCAGCTCCCATTTCTTGTACTGCAGCTGTTATTGAGTTAAATTGTCCTTCTAATTGTCCAACTGGTGTTAGTGCTTTCTCTTGATTTGCAACCATTTTTTGCAATTCATCTGCTCCAACTCCAATTGCTTCTGCTACTGCACGTCTTTGGTAGACATCCATATCATTGTAGGCATTAATACCACCAGCTGCCTCTAACGCCTCTTTCATTGCACCAGCAGCATCACCTGCATACGCCAATTCTCTTGCTTTATTTAGGTTTAAATTTCTACCCAATAAAACAGATGCTTGCATTTCACTTTGTACGGATGATTGATAATCTAATAAATTATCACTAATCTTTGAAGCAGTACCCAAATCAACACCGAGTCTTTTAGCCTGTATTGCTGCTTCACCTATGTTTGCACCACCATCTTTTGCGTATAATGCAAAGAACTCTGTGTTTTGAGCAATATCTTTCATTACACCAGCAGGAGCTACACCATTAGCCGATGCTAATTGGGATGTAGCTTCTAAAGTATTCATAGCAAATTCAGATGAACGACCTGATAGATTACCAAATTGGTTTACTAATGTAGCTGCTTCTTCCCCACTAACACCCAATCTGCCTGTCAATGCACCAACACCAAGACTTAATTTAAGTGTTACATCATTTGCATCGCCTAATTTTTCAGCTAAAGATGTTACCGCTGTCCCCGCTTCATCTCCTAATAATTTAGATACAGCAAATGATTGTGCTTTTAGTTGGAACATTTGTGTAACAGTCCCACCTACTCCCTTTGATAAATCATTAAAATCATCTACCAATCCACCAACAAAACCCAATGTAACACCAGCTGCGTTTTTAAATGATGAAAAGAATATTTGAGTAGTCATTGCTACTTTTTGAAAAGTTTTTTGTATTCCTTCTAAATCACTACCCAATTCTTCATAAATTTCTTTGGCTTCTTTTGATACGTTTGCAAATTTAGAAGCTCCCACACCAAGATTTAGAATTTCAGCGTATTGCTCTTTTAACGCGGCTAGTATTTGTTTATCAATATCAGATAGGTTTTCACCCTGTTTTTCCATTGCTGAAATACTATTAGATAATTTTGCATATAAACTTTTTAATTCTTGTGATTTTGATGCAATTTCAATTGTATCTTCTTTATTTAATTGTGAAAGTTCGGCTGTAACAGAAGACATTTCCGATAATAATCGGTTGGAATCTTCGAATACTGCTTTGTTTTTAGATGATGAACTAACTATACTTTTTGAAAATTCTATTCCAAATTTAGTAGCGTTTTTCATTTGGTCTTTAAACCCACCCATCATATTTGACATGGATGAAATAGAACTTTCAGTATCTTTGTATAAATCTATACCTTCTTTTATTTTTACATTATTTCCATCCAGAAATTTATCAATTTTTACAAGATTTTTTTGTGCTTTTTCTAATTGTTTATTTAATTCTACATTATATTTACCACTTGTTTCATAATCTTCTGCTATTTGTTTTTCCAACGCAGCAATATCTACTAATAGATTGTATCTATTTAAAGTTGCTTTTTCTGCCGCTGCATCGGTATTTTTGGTTTTAGCCATTTATATTACTTATTTGATTTTTTAAGTAAATTACTATGTTTTTCAATAGCACGCATTAAATCAATTGTTTCGGGATGAACACCTTCTCTTTCAGCTGCATCTATGTATCTATCAGATACACCTCTTTTTAAAGAATTAAAAAAATTATCAATAATTTTATCTAATAATCCCTCTTTTAATTGTTTCTTATTACCCATAATGTTAGATTTATTCTTATATAAATATCCATAAACAGAAAAAGTTAGGATTTATCTCCTAACTTTACTGTTTGCTTTTTGAATTTGCTCTTGTTCTGCTTTTTTAATCTTCAACAAATTATTTACATACATTCTCCTAATATGTAATGGTAGATTGTAAACATCTGAAAATGTAAATCCTCCACCACCACCCATTATCAAAAAGAATATCTCTTCGTGGAGTTGTAAGCTATAATTAGTTGGAAGGGTAAAAAAAGCTAATCCCAAACGGGATGTCTAGCGCCTCCGTTTCGCCTGTGATTTCGGATGTGAAATCGTATTTAAGGTTCAAATCTGGTGAGATTGTTTTTACATATTCCCTAAATGCTCTTGTATCCTTTGCTAACATATTTTTAGCAAATCTAGTTACATTACCTCTATCAGTATCACCATCAACCGATGTAATCATATATTTTAAACGAGTAGATACATCAGATGAATTATCTTTGTTTTTAGATAATCTTTCCATTGCCTGTGTTTCTGCGTTTATATCTTTTTCATCTTTGTGAGTTAATAACTTAAATGTTATTTTCTTTTTACTTAATGGTAACTCCAACTCATAACGATTTTCCGAATTAAGAATTGAAAAATCAATATCTTTTGTTTGTATTTCCGATAAATCAATTGTTACTTTTTGTTTTTCACCACTAAATGGGTCTGTAACTTCTACTTCGTAATCAGGACCATATCCTAATACACGCGTTGCCAAAAATACTGCGTTCTTATCACCAATAACTAAATCATCCGCATTTACATCTGGCTGAACTACTACCGATTCAAATAATTTATCCAACACTATACCCTTACGGATTAGATTTTGAGAAGAAAGTATATCTTCTTCTTTTGCCGTCATATATTTGATTTCCAAAGTTCCTTTACTTAACGGATTTGATTCTGCATAGCATTTACCTTCCGATGGTAATGAAATTATTTGGGTTGGAAAATCAAATGTTCTCGTAATTGTTGGTTGTGGTGTTTGTTCTGTTTGAGGTTGTGTTTTAATTGCCTGTTTTCCTCGTGAAATGTTTAAATTCTCTTCCATATAACTTATAATAAATTGTTTTTTATTCCTATTTGTCTAATACAATCCGGTTTTGCACATAGTTCGTTTGGTAAATTACCACAAGAACATCTATTTTCATCTATGTTTGATGAAAATTTTTGTACACTATCCAAAAGTAATTGTTTGTTTGAGCTAGTTTGTTGCTCTTTTAATAAATCTCTAATTTCAGTTAGTAGATTTTTGATTACTGCAAATTGTTCTAATTCCATAACATCATTTTTATATATATAAATATACCAAAACAAAAAAAGTGTGTAAAAAATTTACACACTTTTCTTAAATTATCAATTATTCACTTTTAGTATTCTAATACACAATAATCTACTGATAATGTGATTGAAATATTTACCGGGTCATTTGAACTCCAGTCCATTTCACCAAATTCAGCTGCTGAAATGAATGCTCCAACTAATTTCCAGTTTTCAATTTTATCACCAACAGGTCCTAATGCGTAAATATCAATGTTCTTCTTATAGAAATCAGAGTAACCATCACGTCCAGTAATAGATTCGTGTGAAGTTCTAATCCATTCCATTACTGCCTGTGCTCCAGATGGAACAATTGGGTCATATAATGTGATAGTTAAATCATCCCAGTTAGATTTTCCCTTTATCTTACGTTTTACGTTGATATGGTCCAATGTGATGGTTTCACTTGTATATTTTGGTCTATTAGCTGCTTTTATCATAAATGATGGGATACCATCCACTTCCATTACGAAACGTTGAGCTAATTTAGGTTCAAAGTTCGTATAGAACATTTTATCAAACCCTAATACTTCTGCCATTTTTTATTTCTCCTTATATCTTTTATATAAATATATCTTTTTTAAATTTATTATGCTCCAAAAGTTGCACCAGTTGGTAAAATATTGAAGTCAATTTGGATAAATTCAGCAGTTTTAGTAGGTTGTAAGAAAATTGCTCCTTGTAAGATGTTTCTATCAATCACATCTGGTGTGTTGTTTGAATCATCCATTACAACTCT